GAAGCACCACCAAGAACCATGAGGGATGTCAACCCAGCAAACACCATTAAGACACCGATAACAAAACGCTTATTTACATTCTTTAGATTCATCATTTACCCATATGATTTGTGACTGAAATCAACTTACCTTTACTATCTCTAACTATATCGTACCCATCTTCTACAGTGGTAACGCAAGGAGTTAAAAAAAACTCCTCTATCACTTCGCCGTTAGTTCTCTTTAACTGAATTACTGCCTCGCCATTTCTAGCCGCTTCAAATACTTCGGCTGGCTTACGGCTTAACTGGCTTGATGAAAACGCTTGGTAGGTCATTTTTTTGAATCCTTTAGTGCTTTCATATAGTTGACACTGGCAGTTCTAGCATTATTAGAAGCCTCTTTAACATCAAGCGCAGCCTTAAGGGCATCGCAAGCAGTACCCCCATCAACATTAATATCACGAGCATCAGAGACAGCTTTACCAAAAGCATTGCCAGCTAAATCAGATATAATCCTTAACTCTTCAAGTGTTTTCATTTATTTGATTCCTTTAGTGTTGTTCGAATTAGTTCTAATAGTACAGCCAACAAAAAGGACTGTAAAGCCCTTAATGGTGATTTAGGTAGTGGTTAGACCAGCTAGTTAATACAGACAAGCTCTAGGCTGTCACTTGGCTTATGCTTTCCCTTTGAATCGACAAACAAGGAAGCCACATGAAGAAATTCAGCAATACAATCTCTAGGCAAAACTAACTCTGAATGGCCGAGGGCAACCTTTATTAAGCCACCATCCACAGGTTTTATAGATATAGATTTATCTATCATAGCCAGCCCTATAACCCCATCATCAAACTCAAAATAAGAGCATGACTTTAAATCTCTATCACCAAATAAATCAATTACGTTATTCATTACTTCACCTTATATCTGAGCTATGCAGCCGTCACTTGCGGCGTTAATTTCTGCATATTATCTATCCTCTGCCCTTGGGTTTGAGTAGATAACTGCTGAGTCTTGACCATCGTGTTAATCGTCTCTGCCTTGGTCTTGCCAATGCCTGCCGCTTTGGTCTGCTCATCAAGAGATATCTTGTATCCTTCTTGTTGCAATCTAGCCATCTCAATTTCTTGAGCTTTTACCTTAATACCAAGCTCTTGCTGCTGATTCTGAGCCTTAAGCATTTCCGCTTGTGCTGCTAGCATCATTGCGGGGTCAACTTGTGGCTGTTGGCTCTGCTGAGATTCAGCTACCATCGCTTTCTCTTCGTCAGTCTCAGGCTCTTTGACTCCAGCTAATATAAGCTGCTTTCTGCCATAATCGCGGATATCCTTAAAGCTGGTTCCGTCAATCAGCATAAAGTACTCATTCAATAGCATTATGTATTCAGTGCTACCCGCTGGAACGCCATTAATCAACTCTTTCAGCTCTTCCTTGTTCTGCTCTTTGACAGACTCGAATGACGGGCCAACATTAGCATAGACATCAAAGGCCATCTTACTAATGTCGTTGGATATTTCACGCTCGAAGGTGTCGTAATTCATTTCCTCTTTGTTGATAGTCTCTTTTGACTTTGTGCCATCTACTCTGACCAGTGTCACGTCTTGCTGTACATCGTGGATATCTCTAGCCATTGATGCGTAAATCTCACCATCTCGACGCATAGCAAACTTGTGGTTATCTTGATAAGTGTATGACTGCATGTCCATGCGTTTCTGTAATGCCTGAACAGCCTTACCGCTTAAATGGGTATCGGTTATATCTTGCGGCAATCCAGCGCCCGCAACATCATCAACGGCGACTCTCGACTCTGCGATGCTCATCATTAATGCTGGTGGCACATCAGGGGCTTTAATCCCTCCAACCGCACCAACTGGCAACGGTTGCCCGTTAGAGTCTAGAGCGTTCTGCAACAGGTACGGCAGATTATTGTCAGCACCTGATTGCTCGTACATATCTTCAAAGCCCTGAATTTGTTCAGCGGTAAAGATAGGTTTCTCTCTGGGAGACATTGACACGATATCGGCAAGGTATGACAGCTGGAAATTACGCAGCCTCTGAGGGTCTTTAGCAAGCCTTACGATGCCCTCGTAATGTTCTTCACCCTCAACAAATTGGCGTTCACCATATTGAGGAACAATAGGTATATGCTCTCCCGCTATAACAACAGCCTCTAATATCTCGCCACCACTGGCAATATATCGAGTAACCACATATCGATTGATAGTGCGCTCATCAGTCAGGTCATAGCCATTGTCAGCAAGGAAGTCTTCTTTATCATCCATCTCATGTTCGGCCACTGATTTAACCGTGCCGAACCCGTCAACAAAGATGAAGTGCTTAACCTTCTTAAGTTCACGGTGAAAGAATCTAGTAACATAAATCTTGTTAGCCTCAGATATCCACGGGAATACATAGCTTATCTCTGGGAACTTAAACGATGCATCGCCACTCTCTTCTGACTCACCTGTCAGCTCTTCTCTTAACGCCTTGTAGCCATCATCAGAGTAAGCAACTAAGCAACTAACATAAGTAGCATCAGACTTATCAAGTAGCTTAGCGTTTGGATCCCACATGACATTATTGTTAGCCTCGTATAAAGGCCATCGCTTAATAACCTGTCTATCGTCATCAGGGTTGTTAGTCTTCCACTCTGCGCGTAACTCCCAAGCGGCAACACCACACGCAACCGCCTCTTGATTAGCATTCTTCTTGGCTTCAAGGCTGGTGTTGTTACGCATGTCTGCTCTATACATGCCGTCCATAAGGTCAGCACCTGAGGCGTCTGTTGCGTCAACAGGGTCAAAGTCTACTTGAACAGGGTTTAGTGTCAGGTCTGTTAGTATTTGGCGCATGGCTTTTCTAAGGATGTTGAACTCACCCCTGTAGCCTATGTCTGATTGGGATAAATAGGTGTCGTCCCATTGACTCACCCACGCAAAGACCATATCGTCGGCAGCTTTGAGGCGAGTATCATATCCGCTATCATATGCCTTATCGTGAAGCTTCATTAACTCATCTAGTTCTAGCATTCTATCGCCCCATTACTTTTCTAGGTTGCGGTCTGCGCGTCTTATTGACCTTTGTGACTATTGTACCAGCATTATCAAACGACAACACCGCGGCGTCAAATAGGTTTGGCGATGGTATCTTTAGCCTGCTGCCATCTGGCAATGTTATTCCTTTCCTCATCTCATCCTTAGTGTAAAACTTAACAGTATCGCCTGCCTTGATAGGCACCTTACATGATTCGGCCTTAAGCTTCTCCATCATGTCGGGCTTAATCCCCTCGCCTGTTTCTTCGTCGTATGACTGAAAGCTAACTAAGGTGTCTGGGTCGTGGTATCTACCCTCAACGACAGCCTCCCAAGTTCTAAAGACTCTTTCAGCAAACGATATAATATTCTGTGATTTCTTATTGTGTAGGACATCTTTATTTAGCAGTATGCCATTACGATTGGTTAGTCCAGCCGTCTCGCTCTTAAACTCTGCTAGCGGGTGGTGTATGGCGCTTGAACCCTTGTAAGCATAGACATTTATATCTTTACCACTGAGACCTTTATCAACATTGTCTCGCAGTGTTGCGCCCAGTCCGTCAGCATCGTAACCGAATGAATCGGCACCGTCTCTAATGGCCATCTTGCAAGCTTCATCCATTTTACGGTTACCGTTTTCCGCTTCTATCTCGGTTACGTTAAAGAACGTAATACCTTGCCTAGCGGTGTACCCACACGGGTCACCGCCAACATCTGAAGGGTCACAAGCTGCTGTTATTGCACCACACCTATCAATGCCTAACTTCTTATGAGCATCGATACACGCTTTAAAGTGGTCTTCTCTTATAACTGAGTTGGTAACGTCATCGTTAAACTTACCGTGCCATATACCATCAAATCTTGATTGAGACATAATACCCCGCTTAACTTTCTGCCTATCCTTGTCTAGCTCTTGCTGCAAAGACTCGTCCCACTTAAACCATGGGTTATCCTCATAGGTAAGCCTGACTATCATGTGGTAATCGTCTTCGTAATAACCACCCTTGTCTAACTCTGCCTGATAAGGAATGATGAACTCCTTGCTCATAGGGTCTTGACTAGAACCAGTATTCCACAAATACCAAAGCTCTGCTCCTTTAGTGTCTCGAAGAGTTGGCCCAAGCGTGTCAATGGTTGCTTGTTTGGTCTTCTCCGATTCTTCCATAAGAAAATATTTGTAGTCTGCCGCGCCCTTCATATCGATAATGTTTTGCATGCCCCCGAAAGCAAACTTACCCCCGTTAGCATTTCTTATTTCCCACTTAGACGGCACAGATATAAACCCTCCTAGCCCAGACCTTTTGATTGTTGTTTCAATGCCAGCGTATATTGATTCCTTCAAGGCTGTCATTCTTTCTCGCAAGGCGTAAATCCTACAGGCTGAAGAGTGTACTTGAGCTGATAGAACGTTCTGAGCAAATCTAGTTTTCATTCCACCTCGACCGCCAAACAGTGCCTTGTATTTCTTGTGTGTCAGTATTAGCGGCTCTAGCTTTTCAACTAGTAAAACAGTTGGCTCCTTACCTGTCATTGCCATGTTACCAATAACACCCTCCCACCGCCTGATGATGTGAGGAACCAATTTACCATCTACCTTATCAACTCTGTCAATAATTCCATAAACAGTGGGTTCAAGGGTTCCACTTACAGCCTTAGCAAGGGGTTCAACTCTCTTTAGTCTGTGAGCAAGACTAGCCATTACCAACGCCTAGAGATAGCTCTATCTCTTCAATACGTCTATTCATGTCTGTAGCCTCTTGGATCTTCATCATTGAGGATATGGAGCTAATGAACATATTGGCTACGTCTGGCGCTATCAATCCCTGAGAGGTCGCCTTCATAACTTGAGCTGCCTGAACATGTGCGTGC